CAAAGATAGAAAAGATGAGTCCATCGCTATGAGAATTCGTAAGAAAAGAACTAAGAAGCAATTAAAAGCTTCTAGAGATGAGTCTTACGGAAAATTTGGATCCAAAGCTAAAAAATCTGGTAAGATTAATAAATAGTGAAGGGTCAAAAAAAAGTTAGAAAAGTTATGCGTGAGTTTAAAAAAGGTAAACTCACGAGTGGCGGGTCTAAGAAAAAAGTAAAAAATCGAAAGCAAGCAATTGCTATCGCGCTTTCTGAGGCCGGAATAAGCAAACGGAGAAAAAAATGAAAAAACTAAAAGCATTACCGAAAGGTAAAAAATCAAAAGGACTTCGTAAACTTCCAAAAAAAGTTAGAAACAAAATGGGATTTATGAAGAAGGGTGGAAAGGTTAAGTAATGGCTGGCAAAGGTCTTTACGCAAACATCCACGCTAAAAGAAAACGTGGCGGTAAGATGCGAAAAAAAGGTGCAAAGGGTGCACCTAAAGCATCTGACTTTAAACGTGCAAAACAAACAGCGAGAAAATAATGACTAAACTATGCCCTCGAGGAAAGGCTGCTGCGAAGAGAAAATTTAAAGTTTATCCGTCAGCATATGCTAACGCATATGCTAGTAAAATTTGTGCGGGTAAAATTAAAGATCCTTCTGGAGTAAAACGAAAAGACTTTAGAGGTAAAAAAGCTGAAGGTGGTTTGATGGGTGAACTCAACAGACCAGACAGAGGTTATAAAAAAGGCGGATTTGTTGCTAGAGGGTGTGGTAAGATTATGTCTAACAGACGTAAAAAAACAAAGATGAGATAATGGCAAAAAATGGTCTTGATAAATGGTTCAAACAAAAATGGGTAGATATTGGGAGCAAGCGAAAAGATGGTTCTTTCGCAAAGTGTGGTCGTTCCAAACAAAAGAAGGATGCCAAACGGAAGTATCCAAAATGCGTCCCACTTGCAAAAGCCACACGAATGAGCGCCTCGCAAAGGGCGAGTGCTGTCAAACGAAAACGAGCAGCAGGTAACACAGGACCAAAACCAACAAACGTTAGAACGTTTGCTAAAAGAAAAAATATGGGTATGGGAGGTCTAGTATAATGAGAAGACGACAAGACAACATGCCTAAAAGAAATAAAAAAAATTTTCGCCCTACTAAAAAAGGTGCGGGGATGACAAGGGCCGGTGTTGCTGCATATAGAAGAGCAAACCCTGGTTCAAAACTAAAAACAGCCGTGACGGGTAAAGTAAAACCTGGATCTAAAGCTGCGAAGAGACGTAAGTCCTTTTGCGCGAGAAGCGCCGGTCAAATGAAAAAATTTCCGAAAGCTGCTAAAGATCCTAATTCTAGACTACGTCAGGCTAGAAGAAGATGGAAATGTTAAGAGAAGCTATATTAAAAGCACTAGAAGATAAATATAACGCAGAGATTTCTGCAGCAGATGCAACTATAAAAATTTATCTAGAAAAATCTGTGGGTATAGGAGAACACCCACAACATATAGAAGAGATAGATAAACTTTTACAAAAAATAGTGGACGCTACAGAAAAATTAAAAGAGATACAACATTTTAAACTATGAGTGATCCCAAAAAAGGAACAGGAAAACACCCAGGTAAAAAACATGGTAGGAGACTCTATACAGACGAAAACCCTCGTGACACTGTTGGAATCAAGTTTGCAACGCCGACGGATGCAAGAAAAACAGTGGAGAAAGTTAAAAAGATTAGTAAGCCGTTTGCTAGGAAAATTCAAATTTTAACCGTTGGAGAACAGCGTGCCAAGGTTATGGGTAAAAAACAAGTCGCTGCAATTTTTAAGAAAGGTAAAGATGCTATCAGAAGAACTAATAATAATAAATAAGTTGAAGAAGAGAATAAATGCAACTGTTCAACAGATTGGAGACAGTATGATGACCGGTGGGGTTGACAGTATGGAAAAATACAAGTATATGCTAGGACAAGCACATGCTTATCAATTAATAAATCAGGAAATCTCTAACCTGCTAAAAGACGATGAAAAGGAGCAAAATGACGGAAACGTTATCGACATCAAAGGAAGTACCAAAAACTAGATTAGCTCTAGAAGAAAAGTACAAAAACGAACCTAAAGAACCACACGCAAAAAGATTAGATCCCGACAATATACAGGAAGTAGTTAGTCAATTACCAGAGCCTGTTGGATACAGAATTTTAGTTTTACCTTTTACACCAAAAGAAAAAACTAAAGGTGGAATATTATTTTCCCAAGAACAATTAGATAAAGCAAGAATTGCAACTACATGTGGTTATGTTTTAAAAATGGGAGATCTTGCATACAAGGATAAAGAAAAATTTGGTAAGCCTTGGTGCAAAATAGGAGATTGGGTAATGTTTGCCAGATATGCTGGTGCACGTTTACCAATAGAAGGTGGAGAAGTGCGAATACTAAACGATGACGAAGTGTTAGGGACCATAGGTGATCCTGAATCAGTTCTTCATTACATTTAACATAGGAAGGAACTATGCCAGAAGAAAACTTAAAACCATCTGAAGAGTTAATTGACGTCGGTGAAACAGAAGGCGCAGAAATTAATTTAGATGATAAAGGTGTACCTCAAAAACCGGAAGAGCCAAAGGAAGAGAAGATTGAAGTAGAGAAAGTCGAGGAAGCTCCTGCAGAAGATAAAACTTTTGAAAACGAGCGAGAGACTAAACTTGAAAAGAAAGATGAGTTAAAAGAGTATAGTGAAGGCGTTCAAAAACGTATTGCTAAATTAACTCGTAAGATGAGAGAAGCTGAAAGACAAAAAGAAGAAGCTTTAGCTTACGCTCAATCTGTTAAAAACGAAAATAATCAAATGGAAGGTAGACTATCTAAAATAGATAGTTCTTATGTTTCTGAATTTGAAAACAGAGTTAAGACTAGTATGGCGGCAGCTAAACTAGCTCTTAAAAATGCAATTGAATCTAAAGACGTAGAAGCTCAAATTGCTGCTCAACAACAACTAGCCGCTTTAACAATGGATGAAGCAAGACTTAATTCTATTAAAGTTGCTAATGAGAACAAACCGAAGGCAGAGGAGAAACAAGTAAACATTAACCCTCAACAACAATATATAGCACCACAGCAACAAGCTGATCCAAAGGCTGAAGACTGGGCTGCTCAAAATACTTGGTTTGGTAATGATTCAGCAATGACTTATACCGCGTTTGATATACATAAAACGTTAGTTGAAAGAGAAGGCTTTGATCCTAAATCTGACGAATATTATGCAGAAGTTGATAAAAGAATAAGACTTGAATTTCCGCATAAATTTGATAAGGTAGCAGATACTTCTACAGAAAGAGTAAAACCTACTCAGAATGTAGCTTCGGCCAAACGTTCGGCCTCAACAGGACGCAAAAAAACTGTCAAGCTCACACCTTCACAGGTAGCAATTGCTAAAAGATTAGGTGTGCCACTAGAAGAATACGCAAAACAAGTAAAAATCACGGAAGGAGCGTAATATGGAAAACGACAAAATAAAAACTTCACGTGCGAGTCAAACTAGAGCTAAAGAAGAGCTTAAAAAAGTATGGACTCCACCCAACTCACTTGATGCACCACCAGCGCCAACTGGATATAGACATCAATGGATACGTGCCGAGATACTCGGACAAAGCGATGCTAAAAATGTAGCATCATCTTTGAGAGAAGGTTATGAATTAGTGAGAGCTGATGAATATCCAGATACTCAATATCCAGAGATGACTGAAGGCAGATACGCTGGAGTCATAGGAGTGGGAGGCCTTTTGCTGGCAAGGATACCGGAAGAGATCGCGATTCAAATCGATGCTTATTATAAAAAGCAAAACGATGCGAAAGAAGAAGCAGTAGAAAACGATCTTTTGAGGGAACAGCACCCAAGTATGAAATTCCAAAAGGAATCGAATACTCGTGTAACCTTCGGTGGTACAAAGAAAAGCTAAACTATTAGCAATTCCTACCCAACGAATTAAACTAAACTATAAAAAGGAAACTAAACTATGGCAAACCAAACAGCTGGCTTTGGATTCAGACAAGCACCTACAGTAGGATCAACACCTGCTACAGGTGGACAAGCTGAGTACATGGTCAAATCAGGCTTGGGTATAGGAATTTTTCAGAACAATCCTGTTTCACAGCAACATACGGCAGGTGACGATGGGTATCTACAAGATGCTACAGCGGACACTATGGACGATGGAATCGCTGGTGGAGCAGATTGGTCAACTGGAACTTCCAACATTCAACCAATCGTAGGTGTGTTTAATGGAATATTTTATATAAATAGTTCTACAAGCAAACCTACTTTCGCAAACCACGTGTTGGCTAGTACTACGTTCGGAACGGACTATAATACTGGTTCAAACGACGGGATCGGCTTTGTTAACGACAACCCTATGCAAGAATATACTTGCAAAGCGGATGCAGCGGTAACACAAGCAAATCTTCTAAACACTTTTAATCCGACTGATGGAGCAACTGCGGGTACTCAAATTAATGGTCAATCGACTGTTAAATTAGATGTTACTGGAACAGCAGCTACTTCTCAATTTAGAATTGTTAGAACTGCAAACGAACCTGGTAATAATGATGCAACTACGGCTAATTCGAACGTAATAGTTCAAATTTCACCAGCGGCGTCAATTTCTAACTAATAGGAGCACTTAACTATGGCAATATCAAGAGCACAACTAGTTAAAGAACTAGAGCCTGGTCTGAATGCACTATTTGGACTAGAATATAAACAATATGGCGAGCAGTGGGCTGAAATTTTTGAGACAGAAACATCTGACAGAGCTTTCGAAGAGGAAGTAATGTTAGCTGGTTTCTCAAATGCGGCAGTTAAACCTGAAGGACAGGGTGTAACTTTCGACGACGCTCAAGAAACTTTCACAGCTCGTTACACTAACGAAACGATTGCATTAGCATTCGCTATCACAGAAGAAGCTATCGAAGATAACTTGTATGACAGACTTGCGTCTAGATATACAAAAGCGTTAGCAAGATCTATGGCGTCTACTAAGAATATCAAAGGCGCAGCAGTATTAAACAATGCGTTTGATGCAAACTTTGCTGGTGGAGATGGTAAGGAGCTTTGTGCTACTGACCACCCTACATTAGCGGGTACGTTTGCAAACGAATTGGGAACAGCTGCTGAGTTGAACGAAACATCATTGGAGCAGTCTTTAATTGACATCGCTGCACTAACTGATGAAAGAGGCCTAAAAATTGCGGCACAAGGAACTAAATTAATAATTCCTTCAGCGCTTCAATTTACTGCTGACAGACTTATGAATTCTGCAGGCAGAGTTGGCACAGCGGATAACGACATCAACGCTATCAGAAACATGAATATGATTTCTGGCGGATACGTAGTAAACAACTACTTAACTGCAGCGAAGAAGTTCTTTATCATGACTGATGTTCCAAATGGTCTAAAACACTTCAACAGATCACCTATCAAAACTTCAATGGAAGGTGACTTTGATACTGGTAATGTAAGATACAAAGCTAGAGAGAGATACGTATTTGGATTCTCTGACCCTAGAGGTATCTTCGGATCAAATGCAACATAATCGTAACTGATTTAAAAGGGGCCGCCTTAAAACGGCCCCTTTTTTTATGGAAGGTGTAAAAATGAAGAATTTTCTTGTTAAAATCTATGCATATAATTATAAAATGGAGCTAACCATCACTTGTATGGATGGCCCATTAGATATAGAAAATGCAATAGTTGACAAACTAGGAAAAGGTGATATAAAATGGGAATATCTTGGAGAAATGCATGATCCAAGAGTTAACCGAATAACCTATGAGGAGGTTATTAATGGAGGAGATGATGCAACACTTACAAAGTCTATACCAGGAGAAGAGGGGTCTAGATCTGAAATGGGAACAAGAGCATCTTAAAGAGGGTAGATATACTCTCAATATGGTTAAGATTGACAGACAAGTTAGAGATGTAATTAGCCATATTAAACTTGCAGAAGCTAAAAAAGAGCATATGCAAAATAAAGTAGAAAACTCTGTCCCTAAAGTTTCTGTAGCCACTTAAGAGCTACACATAAAATCAACACAAAACCACAGCCCTCTTGCGCTCTAATTAAATGTAATGTATAAAAGATACACTATACAATTAATTAGATCATAGACGAGTATAGTCGACGGCCTAGAGACTATGATCATAAACTAGGAGGATATAATTATGGCACAAACTACGTTTTCAGGACCAATATTAGCTGGTACTATTAAAAATACTACAGGCACTACAGTTGGAACTGATATGAAAAACACAGGTCAAGTTGTAATGGCACAAACTTTTGCAATTGATCTTTCAAGCGGAGCAATCGCAGCTCAAGCATCTAATGTAATAATTCCAGCAAATTCACAAATCATTGATTGTATTTTTGATATTATTACAGCAGCAAATACTTCCACTAATATTAGTGTTGGTTTTGTTGGTGGCGCAGCTACTGCTCTTGTAAACGCTCATACAATCGGAACAACGGCGGGTAGACAATATCCAACAACAACGGCTGGTGGAGCACTAGCTTGGGAAGATATTGGAACATCTGATCAAAGAATTAATTTTACTAATTCTGCAGCGACAAATGCAGGTGAAGTTAGAATTACGATTACGTATCAGCAAAACAATAACTTAGCATAATAATTTAGTGTGGGCTTCGGCCCACACATAATTTAAGGAGAAAATTAATGAGCACATATCCAGTAGATATAAAAGCCAAAAGAATACAAAGCACTACAGCGAACCAAGAAGTTTTTGCTGGCCCTGGGAGATTTTTAGGATTTTCTGCAAATTGTACTGCAGGAGCAGGAACAATTACTTTAGAAGATAATAATTCTGCTTTAGCAGTTTTTGGAACTCCAGATGGTTCTTCATCACCTTTTGTATATAATGCTACTTTTCCAGGAACAGGAATTAAGGCTAATACTAAATTGACAGTAAGTTTGTCC